TCTTGTCTGCCTTATCCTTAAATTCCATCATTTCTGGAAGGTCGGCAGGTATCGTTGGGGTTGCCATTATTTCTGCATGAACTATCCTGTCTAAAGGTAAACTATTCTCTTTTATAACTTCTAGCATAGCTAAACTATCTTTTCCATAGCTTATACTTGCTATATATTGCATTTCTTTCTCCTCCTTACTGCACATAATAAACATTTTACGCCTTAACTCTTCGTCTTTTTCCAATATTTATCCATTGGCTTCTTCCTTGCTTATCTTTATAATAGGGTTATTGTTATATTCTTCGAGCAGGGTCTGCTCTATTCTGGACTCCAAGGTCTTTCCTATTCCCTTGGTGTCCTTTATTACTTTATCCATAGTTTGTATTGCGTCTGCGAACCCGTCGGCATATCCTGACTTGTATATGTTGATAAGCATATTCCTTGCTTTGTTGTTGTTTGACCGTTTTATCATGCTAACTGCCATTTCTATTTTTCTCATTGTTTCGTTATTCAACTTTTATCTCCCCCTTTAGTATTTTAAGGAAGTCCTCTGCTGCTATGGTTATTTTCCATTCCTCTCGGTTCTTCCTGTGTGCTACTATTGGTATCATTCCTTCTGCTGCATCTCTTTTGGCTTGTTCCATTGCTTGGCTTATGTTTAATCTTTCCACCCGTTTTACTTCTATGTGGAAGTTTGGTATTCCGACTACATCTTCCCCTTCTATTCCTGAATATTGTTGTCCCCTTCTTGCTTCGTTGAACCCGTATTCTCGGCATAGTCTGGCGAATTCTCTTTCCCCTGCTTTTCCTTTCTGGTTGCTGTTTATCCTTGCCATGCTGCTCCCCCTTATCTTAAGTTAAGTATCCATTGTCTTATCCTGTTGGCTTTCCTTTTAGGTCTAACGATTATATTGTCGTATATATACATCTTTAGAAATAGGCTGTTGCTTAGGTTTGTCTTGGCTCTCCACATTCTCCATTTCCTTATCATTGGTTCTCCCACCTTTCTAGTTCTTCTATAATTGTTTCTATGGCTATGTTTCTTTCTTCACAGAATCGGTCGTATGCACCCATTTCCTCTAGGGTCTTGCTGCCTTTCTCATATCCTCTTATGTTTCGGTCTGCTTGTACCCATGCTTTCATTAATTCTTTGGCTTCTTTTATATCCATTCTTCTTCCCCCTGTTTTAGTATTTGTTTTATATGTTCTATGGTTTCTTCTTGCGTTATCCATTTATGCCCCCCTTTCCTACCCGTCGGCTCTGGTGCTAACGGGTAGGTCTTTGGTCTTATTTTTATAATGGTATATCTTCGTTATCTGCTGGGTGAAACCCCTCTAGTCCATAGTCGTTGTTTCCTTGGCTGTTTTTCCACTCTATCATGTGTATCTGCTCTGCTAGTATATCTGTTCCATATCGTCTGCTCCCGTCGTCTGCTACCCAGCTGCTGGTTTGTATTCTTCCTGATATTCCTACCTGTAGTCCTTTGGTCAAGTATTTTGCTGCGAACTCTGCTGTCTTTCCCCATGCTATTATTCCTATGAAGTCTGCTGTTGGTTTCCCTGCTGCTTCGGCTTTTTGTTTCTGGTCTTTGCTCATTCCTCGGTCTACTGCTATGGTGAACCTACACATTGCTGTTCCTGTTTCTGGTAGGTATCTTAGTTCAGGGTCTTTGGTTAATCTGCCTATTAAGTTTGCTTTATTCATTGTCTTTTCTCTCCCTTTTATTTATTCCATGTCCTTGGCAGGGGTTGTCCCCCTGCTGGTTATTCTGGTAGGCTTAGTCTTTCGGATAGTTGTAGTGTCATGTCCCTTATCTGCTCTATTTCCTTTTTCATCCCCTCTGGCAGAAGTGCTGCTGTCTGCTCTCTTTCTAGTACGGTTTCGTACATCTTTAGGAATTGTCCTCTTGTTACATCTGGCTTTTCGCTGTGGCACATTTCTCTCCACCCCATTGCCTTGGCTGTTCGTCTGGCTGCTGGACTTAGGGTTTCCATAGCTTCGCTTTCCCTATGGTATCCGAATTTCTTTATTGCCTGTAGGACCTCTCCGTATGCTGTGGTTGCGTCTGGTAGTTCTGGTTTGGTTATTGCTATGGCTCTTTTCCTTATTTCTGCTACACTTGGTGGGAATGTTCCTTCGAGTATATATTGCTGTACTGCTATTTGTACTGGCTTGGCTTCTAGGTCTTTCAGGCTTTCGTGCCATACATTTATCTGTATTTCTGTTATCTCTTTCATGTTGGGGTATGCTGCTGCTATTACCCCGAGTATTTTTATGGTTTCTGTTTTCTTCATTTAGAATAGTCCCCCTTCTTCTTCCTCGGCTGCTCTCTTATACATTTCTGCCAAGTTATATAGGTTTTGGTTCTGGACCTGCTTTGGCTTGTCCCTTTGCATTTGTAGTTCTATGGTGTCCCATTTCTCTCGTAGTTTCCTTGGACCTCTTATGTTGGCTACCCAGAAGTCGTTTCGCTGTGTCCATTGGAATAGTCTTATTATGTCCATTGGGTTTCTTTTGTCTATTCTTATAAGGTAGTCTATGTCTTGAGCCCACCTTTGCAGGTCTTTTGCTGCTTGGTTTGGTACTTTACTGTCTGGCTTTACTTCTAGCATTATATCTATCATTTGTCTGGCTATATTTATTTCTATGCTTTCTTCTCCGTACTTAAGTTGTGGCTCTGGTTTGGTCGTCGTGCTGCAGCTTTGCTGCTGCTTTATTATATTACTTTCTTTATAAGTATTTTCTTTATTACTACTTTCTTTATTTGTTGTCCGTTTTGGACATCCTTGCTTGTCCGTTTTGGACATCCTAGTTTGTCCGTTTTGGACATCCTTGGTTGTACCCCTGTTTTTGAAGGGGTTTTTCCTTGTTCCCCGTTCTATTACTTTTATCATCTGGTCGTAGTCTATTTTGAAGTACCGTTTCATTGGCATTCCTCGGTTTTCTTGTAGTAGTATCCCTGCGTCTGATAGTTCTTGTATTGCTCTTTCTTGTTTTTTTCTGCTTAGTGTGCTGTATTCTTGCAGGGTGTCTATGGTCTGGTAGAACCAGCCTTCTTCGTCTGCCAGTAGGTTGTCGGCTTCTATAAGTGTACTTATTAAGAAGGCTGCTTCTATTCCTAATTCATATACTAGGTCTTTGTTTAGCACCCAGTAATTGCTGCTCATCAGCAGTTCCTTTCCTATTTTCATTTTGTCCCCCCTTTGTTACTGCCTATCCTATTCTCTGGTGGTTCTTTTGGCAGTTGAAGCATAGTGGCTTCCCGTAGTTCTTGGTGCTGAATGTTTCTTCCCCTTGGGTAAGTTTTTTGCTGCAATCTATGCATTGGTTTGTTTGGTTAGTTGTTGGTTGCTGCTTAGGTTGTTGCTGGGGTTGTGTTTTCGGTGCTGGTTGTGGTTTCCCCATTTGGAATCTCGTTACCCCGTTCTGGTCTTTTATTTCTAGTTCGACAATCTCTTTGTTGTCGTTGTAGGCTATATGGTGTACCTTGAATTTCGTTCTACTACTGAGTGCCATTCTTCCTTTGTTGTTGTAGGTTTCCCCTGGGTTCAGGTTTATCCATATGAAGGGTGCAGTGTATAGTTCCCTGCCTATCCCTAGGTTGAAACAGGCTCTTTTGAAGCTGTCACTCGCCTGTCCTTTTTCTGCTTCGGTGTAGCTTTCTGTTCCGACATCTTGTTTGCTTATCCATTGGTTCTTTTCTGGGTCCCATATTCTTACTGTGCAGTAGAGGTTGTTTCCTATCATCTGGTGTTCTCTTTCCCAGCCTGTTATCCCGAAGGTTTCGTCTAGTATCCTCATGTCTGCTCTTGCGTCTTTGTACAATATTAGGCTGCAGCCTGAACCGTCGTCTTTTATCATCTGGACTCTGCATTCTATTTCGTCGGCTCTTAATGTTCTAATCATTTTCGCTGCTCCTTTCTATTATCTTTTAGTCCTGCTGCCTTGGCTGCTGCTGTCATTGCTTCCACTAGGTCTTTCCCCTTACACTTTCCACCGAATATCATTTTCTTTTTCTCCATTATTATCTCTCCTTTTTTATAGTTCTCTCCTTTTTTATAGTTTGAATATTTCTTCTATGCTGACATTGAATACATCTGCTATCTTCTTGGCTGTTTCTAGGGTCGGCTTCCTCTGTCCACTTTCATAGTGTCCTATTGCTTGACCCGTTACTCCTACTTTCTCTCCTAGTTCTCTTTGGGTCATGTTTGCTAGCACCCTATATTCTCTTAACCCCCATTTACTCTTATCCATTTTATCACCTGCCTTTCTGTTGCTGTTCTATTTCATTATACTATATTTAGTTGTATTTGTCTACTATTTGTTTGAATTCTTTTAGTTATTTTATGTAATTTGCAAAACCTCTTAAATCGTCTTTAAAGGCTTTTAAAGGGTATTTTGCATTTACTCGATGTCTTGGTCTTATTCTTAATAAAAACCCCACCTGCGTTG